CCGATACTGGTTGCGGGAGCGTGAGTTGCACACGCGACCTTCGCCTTATGAGGGCGATGAGATACTACTTCTCCATCCCGCGTAACCAGATATGCCTGATACTACCTGATGTGTCAAGCAGCGTCTATCTTGGCAATCAATGCTTGTACATCCGCCTCAGCAGCCGCCTCTGCATTAGCAGCAGCTTGAGCTACCTGCGCCTCAAGATCAGTAACCTTAGCTTGTAACTCAGCTACCGTGCCCTCAAGAGCAGTCTTAGCAGCAGCCCAATCAGCCTTCAAATTAAGCAAGCCTTCTACCTTCGTAACCAAATCAGAAAATGACATGTGAACCTCCATTGCAACGAGAAGCACACTATAACCGAAATTAAGCGGCTTCGCACCTGATGCGCTTGTGTTCCTCCCGATGATGGGGCTTGCAGAGCCAGACAACATTCAAAGGCTGGGTGTAATCCGTGTGATGCCCGTCAATGCCTTCCGTCGTGCCGCAAACTGCACAGGGGCCGCGCACCAGTTGGCCGCGTCTGATGGCGTACTTGTAGATCTTTATGGCAGCCGCACGCACAGGGTTATTAGCCAGACTGCGCTGAGTACGTTGATGGTATGTTAATTTTGGTGGCCGCTCCCCAACCTTTCGGCCAGCAGCCTCTACCTTCAGACGGTACCTTTCTTTGTTCCGTTCTAGCTTATGCCGGTAAAGCTCCTGAGCACGTTCAGGGTTTTTCTTTTCCCATTCTTGTTTCTTGGCCGTTGCATAGCCAGGATTTTTCTCAGCAAACCGCATACGGTACTCAGCAGCTTTGTCAGGCGTCAGATTGTTGCTTTGCCATTCACGCTGATACTGCAACGCACAAGCCTTACAACGGCGTTGACCCTTGTAGAACTCAGACTTGTCTTTGGATTGTTTGCACTTTGAACATGTAATCATAAGAGAAAATAAAACATAAAGTGGAAAATAAAACAAGCCCTATTTTCCTTTTGGGGGGGCCTTGTAAGGGTACACGCTCCAGCCACCCCCCTGGACCATGCGTAGGACAAGGTGCCGGCCTATCTGATGACTAATAGCTATTACACACAATAGGCTTATAGCTCTTATCTATAATAGATAATGAATGATGAATGATGTTACTAATGTCATGGTACCAGATTATGAATAATAGACCATCTGGCACCATTCTGGACCAACGCGCGGGGAGTATCTGGCACCATCGATCTCATCGCGGTAACCTGATACCGTACTAATCTCATCTAATAAATATATGACGTATACCTAATTTATATATGATATGACATGAATATTCTTATTGACATAGTATGATCATTATACTATATTGTATTCATAAGAGATGAGAACAATCTCTTATATATAATATAATAATCAATAGGAGAGATAATTATGAAACAGCAGATTATTTATACTAGATGGATCGCAATCGACGGCAATCATGGCATCGACTATGTGCCGTTTGATCTCGTTTTCAATTCCAACAATCGCACGATGCAGCCAACAGCAAGCGATGTTGAGGATTATACCGAAAATAATCGCATTGATGATATTTCGATTATTGACGGATATGGCGCTCGCTTGACGATGCCAGGCTATCTCGATTGCACGCATTGGTCTGTCTTTAAGACGCAAGAAGAAGCGCAATCGTTTCTAGATGAGCATTACAACGATTTAATCGAAGCATAAGGAGGGGCTATCATGTGGAAAATCAAGCGCTTCAACTCGTTCTCTGATTTAGTCGATTGGATCAATCGCAATGATCGACGCTATCAAATCACTGAGCTATTCGTAAACAATGGCTACGCTGTCGAATATAAACCTTTGCGTATTATAGGATGACACCTTGACAATCTAGCATACAGTGTCATATTAGGCACTGTATTGTAGATTGCCAATAATGAGCAATCACAACGGAGAGAAAGGATATCACAATGTCTTACAATGGCTGGACAAACTATGCCACATGGCGCGTTAACCTCGAAATCTTCGACGGTTTAGACCCTAGAGAAATGGGATGGCATAAAAATACTTATGATTTGTTACCGATTTTACGCGATTACGTCCGAGACGTTCTAGAAATGAATGCAAAACAGGGGTTAGCTTTGGATTACGCGCTTGCGTTTATTGAAGAAGTTAACTGGCAAGAGATTGCTCAGAGCATGATTGAGGCCTATGCAGACGACGAAGAAGAAGAGGTGACAGCATGACATATTCTGACACCCTACAGACACTTTATGAAGCTACCGTTTGGCTTGCTCTTATCGCAAGCGTGTGGGCAATATCTGACAAAATATGGGGGGCTTGATGATAACATCTGAAACCATTCAAGCCCTTAAAATATTCTTGCGGATCTGTCCTGAGAACCCGCAAGATGCTCCAGTTGAGGCCGTTAATCCGGCCCTAGCTGACTTCTATCGGGACACTTTCTACATCCAAGAGCCTCTGGAAATTACCGAAGCAGAGGCCGTTCAAACCCTTGATAACCTTCTCAAAATATAAGGAACCGCGACAATGCCAACAATCGAAACCTCTATGACTGACGCCGCCAAGGCCGTTAACCTTGCCAGTGAAACCTACGGCTCAACCAATGCTCTTTACAAAAAGGCCGCTGCGATTGCGTCCTACAAGCTAGGCCGAGGCCTATCCGAGCATGACGTGTTGCTTGTCGAGATGGCCGTGCTGGAAGCAAAGATGGCGGCACGCCGTGACATTGCCGAGACCTACTCGGAATTGATCCGGCTGGTCGCCACTGCCTCCGGCTTAAACGGTACTCAACCGATCCGGCTTGCCGAGGATATGCTGGCTACCGTCGAAGACAATCTGACTGACGGCGTCAAGCGCATTGCCGGAATGTTCGCTCCCAAGCTGCCGAACGTGAGTGACACCGATAGCCCTTTGTGATAAGACTAGCATCAGATTTCCTCCGAAGTCTCTCCCTACTTGGCGGCCCCTCACAAGGGCCGTCTTTTTGTTTCATGTTCGGAAAGCTATCCGAGCTTTGATAAATTCCGAATATCTGGCCGAGCGTCTTATCTGTTCAGCAAATCGAGGCTCCATCTGAGACAGCTCGTCCTCGTCCCAAAATGGCATCCGTAGGTAAGATTTATATTTTTTCCTTAAATGCGCCTTAACGTGCTTCCTACGCTCTTGTAGGGTGAGAATAATAGCTCCACCGAGAATTGAATTACATTCACGACAGGCGGGGTGCTTGCGAAGCCTGATAGCGTCTGCATCGGCTTGCTTAACCCGCATGACGTAGTGCAGAGGCGGCACATGGTCGTGACTGTCTGAAGGTTGCCCACAATAGACGCACGGATCGCCTATGCGTCCTGTTTCCATGTAGAGGTGATCGAATATTGTTTCTGACTGTCTCTTAGCCATGACCGCCCCCGAAACCTTTCAGAAGCTCTGCAACCTGCGCTGCTCGTCTCGCACGTTCTTCTGACGAAATTTCCGGCGTAGGTGGTGGTGGCTCGTAAGGTTTCGGCGGTTTTGTTAAGAAAGTTATTTCCTTTGGTTTTTCGGCTTTCGGTGCTCTCCGGCACCAGTTGCGCCAAGTCGATGACCAGTTCAGTTTAACGCCCTTGTCTCCAGCAACGCCGATCCAGTAATCCCGAAACCTATCAGCTTCGAGCTGTCCATCCACGCCGAGACCTTTAGCGAACTCCAAATCGTCGCTAGACGGCTTCCAACTGTCGGCCAAGCGCGAACCGCGCAAAGAACGGGGTGAGGGAGATGAGGAGGGGATTATAGGAAAGGGGGGTATTATATTTCTACTATGAGGGTTGGGGGGAAAACCATTAAGGGGAGGAGAAGAGGGAGAGGGGTTGTCGCTTTCTGTCGCTGCGACATCGTGCGACACATTGCGACGCGATCTTTCTTCACGCTTCTGCGCTGCTCGTTTTGCTCGTCTTGCTTTGATGGCTTCTTGCTGTTCGAGTTCATAGGCTTCAACTACGGACGCGAGTTGTTCAGCGGTGCATCCCGCTGCTAACATTGCTTTGATTGTCGTTGTAAGCGACATCGGGCTAATTCCTATATATTGCCCGATAGGATTGCCCGTGGTATAACAGGCTCGCGTAATCCATCGGGACGGGTGAAGCGTCCCCATATTGAAGCCGGTCGAGTTGACGCTCTGCCGGCTTCCTCTTTTCTAGCATCATTCAGATTGATTAGCTAGTCTTTCAACCGCTTCGGCTTCAGCCTGGGCGAATTGTGCATCTTCCATCAGCTTGTAGTAATGCAGTCCGGCTGCGACAAGATTACGCACGCCGTCTGCCTCACAGTTGAAGCGTTGCTTGAACCGAAACTCAACAACCTCTCCCCACTGCTCCGCACTAAAAAGAGTAATTTTTCTAATACCATCAGACATTTAGTGTCCCCTATTGTTTGGTTAATCGGATGTCATCTTTATACGATATTACAGCACGCTTGACAAGCGACGCATATTATAGATATAAGCGTATCAGGAGGTCACTATGAACCAAGCGAAACTAGATAAAGCGATGCGTCTTGATGGTTATGTCAGAAAAATGCAAGCGACATTGTTTGCATTCGAAGTCACTATGGAAGATGGCCCGTTGCTTGGTGTCATATCAGACCTTCTGACTACTATTGACCATGCTAAGAATGATTTGCACTGGATCAAGAAAGACATCGTTGAGCGGATTGCTCACAACATAGAGGAAGTAAAATGAACGACTTTTCACCTGAGACGCGACGCTCAGGTTGGTGGGCTACTGACAGCCGTAGAGCAGTGTCCGGCCACCTCGTCGATGTATTACTAGAGAAACGCGGAGAGAAGCAGTCAGACGACCTATCAGGCATTGAAGCAGTGCAGATGGGTCATGTCATGCAGCCGGTTATCGGCAAGCTCTTTGAGGAAGCCACAGATATAAAGGTACGAGACTATGACCTCGCCGGAGAACACAGAACCGAAACCTGGCTCAAAGCCCACACAGACTTCGAAACCTCAGACGGTGGACTTCTCGAAGTTAAGAACTTTAATGCTTCTGTCGCGAACAAGTATCCCGACGATGACGATGGCCTCAAGCTACCTACACCAGACCTTATCCAGTGCATCCATGAGGCAACAGTTTTCGGAAAGCCTCACATCTGGTTCGCGGTCCTTTTCGGTGGGCAAAGGTTCCGGTACTGGAAGATCGAAGTCACGGAAGAAATGAAGGCAGGCTTTATGCTTCAAGCTGCTGTCTGGTGGGCTATGGCTCAAACTGGGGAGATGCCAGACGCCGAGACAGTCGAGCAAGCCAAGATGCTCTATTCCAAGGCTACTGATGAGGCTGTCGTTTCTACCGCTTCGGTCGAGAACGCGATTGCTAGTTTGAAAAGGATAAAATCAGCTATCAAAGAACTGGAAGAACAAGAAGGTTCGTTCCAAGTCTACATCCAGAACTATATGCGTAACAAATCTGAGCTGATTACGCCCTACAACGAGCTTCTGGTGACATGGAAGCAAGCCAAAGCAAGCAAGAGCTTTGACAAGGATCTATTCAAGCAAGCCATGCCAGACGTTTACGATCAATTCGTGGTTGAGAAGGCAGGCAGCAGACGTTTTTTGGTTAAATAACAAGTTCAACAAGCCTGGGCGCGGCGGGGCATGGCTCTGCCAGGCACGGCAATGCGTGGCTAGGCGCAGCGAGGCGCAGCAAGGCAATCATTTACTCGGAGGATAAAATGGAAGTTAATATTCGTGTTACAGGAATTACGCCGCTTATTTGCAATAAGTTTTATGATGAAGCGGCATTGACATCATCTCAAAGCGTTCGAAGCAGTGCAGCTGCAAGGGATCGCGGAACGCCCCAAGAAATGGCAGAAAAGAAACTTTACATGGGCTTAAATGGTAAACCAATGATCCCGCAACCAAACCTTCTGCGTTGCTTGATTGATGGCGGTGCATTTTTTAAGGTTGGAAAGTCTCAGGTAACAACAAGTACCAAATCAATGCTTTTTGGTGTTTTTGACATTCCAGTTGCTGAAATTGAAATCATGCACGAACAGCCTTGGACAGTTGATACTCGCGCTGTTGTCATCCCAAGCACAAAAGGTCGAATACTGGCTCATAGGCCAATGTTTAACGATTGGTCTTTGGAATTTACGGCAGAGATTGACACTGCTGTTGTTAGTGAAAAGTTAATGCGAGAGATTATTGACGCAGCAGGAAACCGGATTGGTTTGGGCGATTTCAGGCCAGCAAAAAAAGGTCCGTATGGTCGGTTTCGCGTTGATTATTGGAATGCAGTTTCTATGCCTAAAGCGGCATAGTTTTAGTTAGGCAAGGCATGGTATGGCGGGGCGGGGCCGGGTCGGGCTTGGCATTGCCCGGCGCGGCGATGCGAAGCTCGGCAAGGCAAATATATTTATAGGAGAAAAAAATGAATAACGATTTAGTACCATTCCAAGATCAACAACGCATGGCTGAGGCTATCGTGAAGTCCAAATTCTATGGCTTCACTGACATCTCTCAGGTCATGGCCGTGATGATCGTAGCACAGGCTGAGAACAAGCACCCTGGCACGGTTGTGCAAGAATACGACATTATTCAAGGTCGGCCTGCTCTCAAGTCTCAGGCCATCCTAGCACGTTTCCAGCAAGCCGGTGGCAAGGTGCAATACGACACCTACACCGACGAGAAGGTTGAGATGACGTTCTCACACCCTGCCGGTGGATCTCTCACGCTTGCTTGGACGATGAAGCAGGCTACCGCTATCGGCTTGGCAACCAAGGACAACTGGAAGAAATATCCTAGAGCCATGCTCAAGGCGCGTGTCGTGTCTGAAGGTGTGCGTGCGGTATACCCTGCTTGCATACTTGGTCACTACGCCGTCGAAGAGGTTATGGACTTTGATTCCAAGCCGCCAAAACTGCCAAAACAGGTCACTGAGGTTGAGATCGTTGACGAGCTAGAAGAGGTTGAGACGGAATGGCCGTTCTATGTGCCTAATCCAGACGGCAGCTTAAAGGTCTGGCAATGGTGCAACGATGCTGACGAGTTCATGGCGAACTATTCCGACATGGTTGAGAAGATCGCATCTTCTAAGCTATCGGGCGAGCAGCAAGACGCTAAGTTGCAGACCTTGCAAGCAGCTAACAGTGAAATTTTGACTAAGATAAGGGGAGAATAATGGCTAATTACGTTCACAAGCCCGGCACAGGCTCGTTGTTGCAGAACAACAAGAAGACAACCTCATCGCATCCAGATCTACGCGGTGAGATCGTTATGGATCGCGACATGAAGGCAGGCGAGAGCATTGGCATTGCCGGTTGGAAGTCAGAGAACGCTTTCGGTGGTCTGATTAAGATCCGCTTAGACAAGCCGAGAGACGGCACTGAGCAGTGGCCGAAGAAAGTTGGCAATCTAGATGAGAATGACGTTCCATTTTAGGGAAAAGGTGGAGTTATGATTGACATCAACAAACAATACCGGACCAAAAATGGGCGTGAAGTGCGGATTTACGCAATTGATGGGAAATATCCATTCACTATTCAAGGCGCTGTTAAAACAGAAGAAGGAGAATGGGAACAGCAAAGTTGGACCGACAAAGGCTTTTTTATGTTGGTAGATGGGTGCCATAACGATCTCGTCGAAGTCAAACCACGCATCAAGCGGACGTTTTGGTTTAATATTGTCCCTGAGACGCAAGGAGCAACCATTGGATGTTTATCGAAAGAACATGCCGATAGGTTGCAAGCGCCTAACCGTATTGCTTGCGTGAAAGTTGAAATAGACTGCGAAGAAGGTGAAGGTCTAGATCAGTAAGAAACAATTCCTATTCTGATTTTTCTTTGGGGCGGAGGAGCAAATGCCAAAGCAGACTAAAAAGGATCTTCTAAGAGAAAATGCAATTCTGAAAGACATTCTGTCTAAAATTGAAAAAACGAACAATGAGTTCATAGAGTTCCACGAAAAATATGGTCAGTTTTTAAAAGGCACTGAGGACATAGGATGGGAAAAAGCCAAAGAGATAAGGGCGCGGGTTTCGAAAGAGATATCGTCAACGTCCTAAAAGACAGAGGCTATGAAGCAAGCAGAAACCTCACACAGACCCGCGACGGTGGGGGAGACATTGATCTCCCTCGCTGGTTACTTGAATGCAAACGCTATGCAAAGATAGCGGTCTACACATGGCTTAAACAGGCGATCACGGCAGCGCGACCAGGCCAGATCCCAGTGGTAATAGCACGGGCTGACAAGGAAGAGGCCATCGCCATTCTCAAGTTCACTGATTTTATGGAGTTGATGGATGCTAAAGAAGTTAAGACGAAACCTTTCGATCCTATTGTGGCGCCTGACAAAACCAAAGGCAGTCTCTGAGATGCGAGAGCTTCAGCTCAGGCTCGCAGAGGCTCGCAGAAAGCATCAAAAGACAAAACATATCGAGGCACAGATCCGTGCCATAACCACGCTACAGCTACAGCGTGAGACGCAGAGGTTTCAGTGACCGATTTGACCCTCGAATACATTAAAGAACGTGATGAGTTGCTCAAAGAAATTGAGCGGTTGCGGGGAGAACGCAATCGGTTGCGTAGTGCATTAAAACAATTCTGCGACAGTTACGAGCCGCACTTGTCGCCAGAACGTTGTCAGCATTGTAGTGAGGCGTATTGGGAAGCCCGTGCCGCACTGAAGGAGGGGCCGTGATTAAGTCTGTGATCTGGTCTCAACGAGAGAAAGACAAAGTCATTAAGATGGTCAAAGAAGGCCATACAGCGAGAGAAATATCTTCGGTAATTGGACGCACAAGAAACAGCATCATAGGATTTATCCACAGGTCAGGACTATCCTTCTCAGCTACCAATCCTACCCACAGACCGGCCTCTAAACCTACCCCTCGCAAGCGTTCTAAACCATTGCCAAAACCTGCACCTGAGCCGGAAATATTCATACAATTCAACGCTGTAAAGCTATTCGAAGCCAAGCGCTTACAGTGTCGATACATCCTAGATAAGCCTAAAGATGTCTGGGACACCACCTGCTGCGGTGCACCTGTGTATAAGTCAAGTTATTGCAAGGAACATCACAGCATTGTCTACTACCGACCAACACCACAACCAAGGACAAACTCCCATGCAGTACAAGCCAATCACTCAAGAACGAATTGAATCTAAGGTTGAAAAGGTTGCCGAGTGCGGTTGTTGGATTTGGATGGGCGCAACTCAAGCCCGAGGCTATGGCGAACTAATATCAAACAATAAAAAGATTTCTGCTCACAGAGCATCATATATGGCATTCAAGGGAGAGATCCCAGAAGGTCAATATGTCTGCCATAAGTGCGATACCGTGTCGTGTGTCAACCCAGAGCATCTGTTCTTGGGTACGCAGAAACAAAACCTTCAAGACATGGCTCGCAAAGGCAGATCAACAATTGGAGAACGTAACGCTCAAGCTAAATTAACGGTTGAACAGGTTCTTCAAATAAGAGAGATGCAAGGATCTCATCAAGAGATTGCAGATCTTATGAACATATCTAGATCTAATGTTGGACTTATTAAAAACAGGGGACGATGGAATCATGTCTGAAGAAAATAAACCACAAATCAAAGTCTTTATAGCCTCACCTATGTATGGTGGCATGTGCACGGGTTTCTATACGCAGAGCCTTCTCAAGCTACAGATGGGCTTGCAGGCCAGAGGCATCCCCTCTGCTATGTCTTTCATGTTCAACGAAAGCCTTATCACCCGTGCTCGTAACAGCCTAGTGCATCAGTTCCTAAAGACAGACTGCACCCACCTGCTCTTCATTGACGCTGACATCCGCTTTGACGCCGGCGAGCTGCTGCACATGTTCGATCACGACCTAGATGTGATGTGCGGGATCTATCCTAAGAAGGAGATCAACTGGCACTCGGTCGAAAGCTCTGTGCAACGCGGTGTGCCTGTCGATAAGCTCAAGAACAATACAGGCTCATGGGTCATCAACTTGGTTGATTACGTCGGCACCGTCACCGTGCGTATAGATACACCTCTAGAAGTCTGGGCAGGCGGCACAGGCATGATGCTCATCAAGCGCAATGTCTTCGAGAAGCTCTCTGACGTAGTGCCAAGCTATCGCAATGACGTTGTAGACCTTGCAGGCAATGCTCAGATCAATGACAGCATCAAAGAGTTCTTTGCCACCAGCATTGAACCTGA